AGGATAATATATCTCCTGAGTCTGGCGTATGCCACACCCCTGATGGGGTTGCCCAGTATAAAACTGTTGGGCAAGGGATATATAGTCGTTCTTTCATCGAAGATGAAGTCCGACGCCGTTGTCTCGAAGTGTTCGACGGTAGCTGTTGGAATGAAGAGGCCATTTTAAAAACCTTTTTTCCTTCAACTTCAGCTAATTACGTCTGTTCCCGTGCTAATGGGGGTTCTATTACACCCCTTTACGATGACCCTGATATTTCATCTATTCTTCGTCTCGCATTGCACAGGAAGGGATTTGATCCAAATTTGGAGTTTTATATGCATTTGGAACCTCTCTTTGACCTGGAAGACCTGAGTCTTAGAGAATTGGCCTGGGATGATGTAGAGATTCGACGTGCTTTCTGTCGACTCTACCTCTATGTTCTTGAGAAGGCTTTACGTGAACCTAATCACGTCACGACCGTCGGTTTAGCCGAGGCGTTAAAGGTGCGAGTGATAACGAAGTCACCTCCGTTTCGTACCTTTGTCTTAAAGCCTTTGCAGAAATTCATGCACGATGTGTTAAGAGATCATCCTACCTTTTGTCTTGTTGGTGAAGTTGTTTCCACCGAGACGATTGATAGGATCTTTTCTTCACACCTTATGCGTGACTCTATGTTCCTTAGTGGTGATTATTCTGATGCCACTAATTGTATTAGGGCGGAACTTAGTAGCGCAGCTGCGGAATCGATTTCATCGATTTTGTGTCTTGGACCCTTGATGACTAGGTTATTTTGTGAGTCCTTGACCGACCATACTTATGTTAAAACCTTTAAAGAAGGTTACTCTCTTGAGTTAAATCAAAAGGGTGGCCAACTGATGGGGTCGATAACATCTTTTATTGTTTTATGTATGGTAAATGCCGCAATCTGTGGTTCTGCGATCGAGATAAGTAGGAAAAGATATCGTTCATTAACCCTAAGGCATATGCCCTTGATGATTAATGGGGATGACTGTCTCTTCCTTGCCAACCGAAATTGCCGAGACCTGTGGTCGATCTTTGGAAAGATCGCAGGTCTTGAACCCAGTGTAGGGAAGTGTTATTATTCTAAGGATTTCCTTCAAATTAATTCTCAAAATTTTATGAGGGTTAATCCTTATGTTTTTTATCGCTTGACTAACACTGAGTCTGATTGGCCTGATGCCCAACCTTACTGGTCTAATTTTAAGAGAATAGGTAAAGTTCTCATTAGCCTAGTAGAGGGCAATCCCAGATCCGTTGCTAAAGGTTGTGATACTGACTTTTTTAAAATTGCTAATTTGCAAGCACGTCAGTCCGAGATTTTAAATTTATGTCCTCCAGAATTGCGACAGTCGACTAATAATTATTTTTACCAGGTTAACCATGAACTTATTAGCTCAAGTGGTGTTCCTTGGTATGTCGACCCTTCTTATGGAGGTCTCGGTTTGCGACCTAAAGATCTTGAAAAAACTAGTGAAGACTGTATTAGTCAGATCGATAGACGGATATGCAACGGTATTAAGTTTAACTGTTTTAAGTCTTCCTTTAAAACTCCTTTAAAACTTTCTGCAAAGGATAAATGGACCATCAATTCCTACAAAGAAAAAGTTCTTCGTAATTACGGTGTTGAGTATACACATCGTGATTATGAGCAATTGGTTCTGTCCGAGTTTGAGAGATATTTAACAATTAGTCTTCTCTTTTCTCGAGCCGAACCTAAATGTGTAGGCATAAAGCGTTCTAAGGCGAAACAATTCTTCTATGAAGATGTCGTTAAACCTACGCCTAATTTTATGAATATCTTGGAGGACGGTGATGTCGAAGAAATGTTTTCGAAAGACATCGCCCGTAATTCAAGATTTTGGCGTTCCGCTCATCTGCCCCGTTATTGGAAAGATGGTCGAGGTGTCGGATCAGTATCCGATGACTTTGATAATAGTCCTGTGTTTCCTCACCTTTGTGGTTTGAGAAAGTTATGTATAGACAGTGATGATATTAATTCTCGTTTTTGGTTGAAACACGCCAAGATGATCTGCGAAGCATAATCACTTAGCTTGAGCGTTCCTTACCATTAACTGAGAAATTTGGTTGCCAGATGTCTGGTGAACTTGCACTTCTTGAGGTTGACAACGTTGTCTTCCTTCCGAGTTTTTACAGCCGTGCTGCCTACAATGAAGACGTAGGTGGAAGTTGTTAACATTGATGATAGATTGTGGGACGTAGCGATACTTTTATCCTAGTATGAAACATACTTTTCAGGCTTATACCACAGATTGCCTGGGGATCTTAGTTTTCGGTCGTCGCTGATCTTCAAATTTCTCTGTTAACCATTAGTCATGGTACCCTTCTGAAATGGGTGAGACCTGGTTGGTAGAAGATACAGCCCTCGTGCGAGTGAACCGTCATGAAAGTCTGGCTCAATGGGGTGACGGGACCCCTTAGTCTTTGTAATAGAGAGC